CGGAATCATACCTTGCTTTATTCAATAAACACTTTGTTTTCCGTGAGTACATCGATAAAATAGCGGTCACCCGTGCACTGGGGCGTGGGGGGAACATCTCTACTAGAAATGGTAATGTATCAATCTGGGGTGATGAGTATACGGCTGTTCTCAGTGTAGAAGGGGAAGCAGATAACTTCCTCATGACATATGATCAGGTCCTTATGTTCAAGGATATGTACCTAGGCAGAGCAAACGTCTTCCTTGGGTCACCGTGTTACTACAATGATCCTGCTTTATCCTCCTTAATTCATGAATGCTTTGATTGGTGTTTCTCGTGCTTAACCCGTTACGGGAACAAGGGTTATGGAATTCTCAAGGAAATAGAGGCTGTTGTCAAAGTATCCATAGGAGCAGAAACAGACACAGTTCTGGAGAAAGAGCCACTGTATGGACGAATACGCGATGTGGTAATAGGGAAAGAGAAGAAGCTAGGGGCAAGCACCACTTTTCTGGTTGATAATCTCCTTAACATCGTCAAAGGAGAGATGCCCAATCAACATAGGGTGGAGCTCTTTGGATTACAGAAATTGTCAGGACATCCTCTTATTGACCCAGCTGATGGGGGTGAATCAGTCAAGGAAGAAGCCCGTGCCAAGATCAATTACTCCCCGTATTATTGTCAGCGAGTCAGGAACAATTTCATGAGGATGTATATAGAGGGGTACGTCCGTCGAAGAGGTGAGTGGCCACCTCTTACGTTTGATCAGCCCGGAAGATCATCTCGTGCTTTCCAGCTCTATTCCAGAAACGAAACCAATATATCTTTGTCGAGTTACGATTTTATGGAGCTGACACACGCACGATTTCAGAAAGATCACGACTTCAACTACTTCGAGAACTTTACAGACCTCATGGATGACAAGTCGTTATCCTACTACAGGAGTGATGCCCATTGCACATGGGACAAGAGAGTAAAGCCACGTAGTCACCGACGCCTCTTACTCGAGCTGCTCAACAAGCCAGATGTCTCCATCCGTGACATTGTGATGAAAGTGTGTGCCGGTGACATTCCGTTCGATTGGTTGATTGTTACTCTATATCCGAAAGAACGTGAGTTCAAGATTAATGCCAGGATGTTCTCTATGATGGTCTTTGAGATGAGGGCATTCTTCACTGCCACAGAGGCAAACCTTGCTGATAACATATTCCCATATCTACCACCTCAGACAATGACACTCTCGCGTCAGGAGATACAAGAACTGTTCCACCAAACTACAAGGGAGACAGACAGGCCAGACTGGATCCGGCTATTCGGGGAATTTGATGTTGAGAGATGGAACTTACATTTCCATCCGGAATTCACAGATGTCATTGGGAATGACCTCAATGATCTCCATGGGCTCCCTGGCGCATTTACTACAGTACACCATTTCTTCAAGCAGTGCTTAATTCTTGTTCGGGTCAACGCTTGCAAGCCCGATAACGTCGAGCAAGCCACCCGTGAGGATGCGAACCTATCAGAGTTAGAGTCGGGGCTTCTTTGGGGGAATCACGAGGTCGGATTTGAGGGCATCTTCCAGAAGGGATGGACTATTGCTACATATGCTATGATCGATCTCGGGATGCATCAGTTTGGGCATCATTACTATCTGATCGGTCAGGCGGATAATCAGATCATACTTATGTATCTGCCGGCAGAGACTGATCATAACCGTGCAAGGATGACCCTCCACAATGCGGAGGAGATCTTGGAGGCTGTGTCTAGAGAGTGCAATCAAGTTGGACACAGTCTGAAGTTAGATGAGTGCATTTATTCCACAAGCACAATCACATACAGCAAAAATGTCTATATCAACGGGGTTGAGCATTTTACATCTCTGAAGGCCATCAGCCGCATGTTTCCCCACAGTGCATCTGATTTCCCCACAATCAGTCACTCAGTAGGGGCAATAGCAGGCCAGGCGTTAGCTGCGGCAGAGGTGTCAAAGAACCCCATGTGTGCCTTCCAGCTGTCTGTTATCCAGACTGCGGTATACCTCAGATCTCTCACTGTGTCCTGGCCAGTGGAAATGGCCTTATGTAGTCGTATCACGCTGCGTAAGCTCACCTTACCAACAATTTATGCAGCCTTGATATTACCGGGGGAATTAGGGGGGTTGGATATCGCGCCAGTTACACACTTCTTCTACAAAGGAGGGGCAGATCCGTTATCTAAGGCGTATGCTTCACTGTCTTTCTACCAGCGTAGGTCGAAGATTGTTCGCAGGATGATCAATATGCTACATTCATCTACATGGGTTCGTCGGGAGACCGACCTACGGGGTCTTATTGATGATCCATACAGTATCCCGATTGTGAGACCGAAGACTGCTGAAATGTCTGTCTTGTCGCGGAGCAAACGGAAGGTGGAAGCTGTCACGAAGAATGTCGTAATCAAGGAATTGCTTTCTACCAAGGTTACATGCTATGAGGATTGCCTGTACTCTCACCTAGCTTCGGTTAGGCCAATGAACCCTGTTATTCTCTCAGATATTTTCTCCTGGTCACTGGCTGGGATATCACGGCAGATAGGGAAAATGTTCACCTCGACTCAAACCATCCAAGCACTTCTGCAAGGGGATAATGAGATGAACCCATGTTATCAGATACTGACATCAAGTACTGGGGCCCTGTCTACTTTGATGTACAAGCTAAGTCGCATGGCAGACAGTGAGCGTTGCATAAGTTCTGTCTACAAGGATGTCTGTGAGTTGAGGAAGAGTTGGGATCTAGGAGGAGGAGGAGAGATCTGTGGGGTTACCTCCTATACCCCGTTCGAGCATACTCTCTCTGTTAGTATGAGTCCTGACTGGAGAGCCGGGGTAAAGGGATACCTAGC